TTGAACGCGTGGACGTTGCCCACAATTGCTTCGCCCGTGACCGGCTTGAGCTCTTCGCCGCCAACCTCGTCACCAACGTAGAAGCTGCAGTGGCTTTCTGGCCGCGTGATCGTGCAGACGCCGGATCCGGTGCCTACACTGAGCGTGACGACAATGCCTCCCAGCTGCGCAAACTTGTTGGTCGGGATGCCTGACGGCGTGATCGCGTCTCCAGTGGCGCTGCCCGCTGCCAGCGTGATGGTGGTGCTAGTGGTCGCCTTGACGTAGTAGGTGGTGCTGGAGCTAAACCCGCCTGGCGTGTCGTCGTCGCTGGTGAACTTGACGGTTTGCCCTACGTAGAACGTGTGAGCACCCTCGAACACCGTCAAGGTTGCCGCGCTCGTGCTGACAATGAGCTTGACCGGACGCGCGTCTAGAAGCTGGAAATCGTAGCCATTGGTCAGTGGCTGCGCAAAGTAGCTTGTGCCGTTGGTGATGCCGGTAGCTGGGGTGCCGCCTGAGAACACAATTTCTTCGCCAAAAGTCAGCCCATGGGCGACATCGAAAACGCCCGACGCGGTCCCTGTGCGCAGCGTGTTGGACCCATACGCGCCAACCGTCTCTGTCCAAGTGTAGCTCTGCTGCTCGCCAGCTTCGGCGACACGCGTGACGTATAGCCGCGACGCGTTGAGGTCTCCGTGCGCTCGCAACTGATACTGGGCAGTGGTCCCTCCACCCTCAGCTACAACGCCCGTGAGGTTTTTGGCGGTGCCCCCCACGGTGTCCGCAACTTTGAACGTGGTTGCCGTAACGTCTCGCACAAAGTAGTCCTGCCCGCCGGTTAGGCCAGCAGGGAACAGGGTGCCGTCCATTTTGATGCGCTGGCCCTCAGCTAGGCCGTGGCCGCTGTTCAAGTTGGGCGAGGAAGTGCTGCCCGTAAACACATCAGAGCTGACGTCAAACGTGGCTGTGAAGTTTGTGATCGTCGAGACGCCTGCGTAGCCGCCTACGCTTTCCGTCAGCGCAATCGGCATCCCCGGCCGCACCTGCATGCTAGGCATCGTGAGCCGGAACTTCTGCGGGCCGCTGTCTAGCGAATACTCTACGCCGATGCGGATGTTCTTGGCGTCCTTGTTCGGGTCGGACTCGAGGCTGCTGCCCCCGTCGCGGTAGCCGCCGAGCTGCCTGTTCAGCACGAGCGACCCGGTAGCCGAGGCCGCGTTGGCCATGAGCACGAGCTCGTGGTCGAACACCTCGTTCTCGGCCGGAGCTGGGTCTAGCGGCGGCTCGACGTTGAGCACGAACGGGTCGCCGTCTGTCCGGTCAATAACCCCGCCCGGCACCGCGGTGTGCGTGGTGTTGGTCCGGTGCCGCGTGATGGTCATCGGGAAGACCTGCGCCACCTTGATGTTGGTCACGGTGCCGGTTCCCGTAACGGCATCGCCGGTTGGCCACTCCTCTACGGTAAACGTGGTGGTCAAGGGCGTAGTCTTGACCTTGTAGGCGCGGTCTCCAAAGATCAGCCCGCTTACGCCGCCCGCGGCGCTGATGCCGAACGTGACGTAGTCGTCGACCGCCAGTCCGTGGGCACCGGACGTGGTGAAGGTGCCGCTGCTTAAGCCTGTCAGCGTCTTCACGATGCCGCCGGCTTGGCCCATCATGTCGGTCGTGACGCGGTGCGGGAGCTGGCTGCTGCCGCTTAGCCGGAACCGGCCGGGGTAGTCCGACGTCGACTTGTCGTAGGTCAGGTAGGACGGCGTCGGGTTGTAGAACACGGCCTGCTTGACCATCTGCAGGGCCGCGCCCGCGCAGTTGGCCGTCTGGAACTCGCCGATCTCCTCAGCTCCTAGCGCGTCGGCTGTCCACCCGCCGGGGAACGTGCCGGTCAGCTGGAACGTGTCCTTGTAACTCCCTTGGGCGAACGTTGGGCCGCCCGTCGTGCTGGGGTTCCGCAGCGCGTAGAAGTCGTAGAGGGCTTCCCACCCTTGGATGTCGCCAACGGCCGATGCGTTTTCCTGCCCAGCCTCGAGAAGAATGCGCACCTTGGCCATAGTCGTGTCCGTCGTCTAGCTGCTTGGGTCTGTCTGCTGCTCCGTCTTCGGTGCAGGTTTGCGCCGCCGGCGTGGTTTTACCGGCGGCGCAGCTGGAGTTTCATACTCCAGCGGCCGTGCCCAGTCGGGCATGTCGCGACCTTCGGGGATCGTGACGCGCTGGCCAGGCCAGATGCGCTGACCAGCGTGCCACGCCCGTTTGGTTGCGATCACTTCCACGGATTAGCCGAGCGCCGGAGCGCCGTCAGCGTAGGCGTGGATCTTTGGGACGGCCTTGGTGATGTAGGCGTCGATCGAGCCGCTGGCCAGCGCCGTGGTCGCAACGTCGCACGTCACGCCCAAGTATCGAAGGTATTCGACACCTTCTTGGCCGAGCTGCGCAGCCATCAAGACCTTGCCCGCGGTCAGCACCTTGGCACTCGCCGCGGCGTTGCCAGCCTTCGTGGTGAACGTAGCTTCCTTGAGGATGCTGCTGTTTGCGTCGAAGCTGGTGTCGCTGTCGGTCACCAAACGCACCGTGAACGTGCCGTCCGACGCGCTGTCGGCCAGCTTGATCTCGCTAGCCGCAGACACAACAAAGTAAAGCGGCTCGCCAACCCCGATGTCGCCAGGATCAGCCTTGCCCAAGTCAATGTGGGAGCCCTCCTTGACATTGGTGCCGGTGCCAGTGGTGAGAGTCTCGTTGTCGCAGATCTCGCCAAACGTTGAAAGAATTGCCATGAGTCTTCTCCTTACGTGCGGGTGACAGAAGTTTCGGAAGTGGTGAGCGAATCGCTCAGAAGCACCGGGATGCCGTTGATGGCGTCGACCTCGCGGCCGGCCAGCTCCATGCGCGTCAGCGTGCTCGCTGCCGTGCCAGCCTTCGCTTGCAGGCGAAGGAACTCCATGATGCCCTCGTTGCAGACGATGACCTTCTTGTCGGTCATGCCGCGGCGAGTGCGGGCCATCATCCGCGACAGGATGTCGTAGAGGTTGGGACCCGTTGCTGCGTCCGCCTTGAGCTCGCTGAAGTCGACCTGAGCGCGAGCGCAGGTGCGCCAGTCGCGCAGGCTGAGGCCACAAGCCCAGCGGTAGTGCGTCCGGTGCGCCTCGAAGCGACCGCCGGCCGAGCCGTCCGAGCTCGCGTCTTCGATCGTGACGACACCCTTGTAGTCTTCCTTGAGACCCATGGTGTAGCCCTTCGGGTAGAGGCCGTGCAGCGCCTGCGGGCCAAAGCCCAGCAGCCACATCGACGTGTCCGTCGTGGTGCCCTCGGCGATGACGTTGCGCTTGTTCTCCGCGGCGGTAGCCGTCGCCGATCCGTTCGACTGCAGCTCTGACACGTCGTAGCGCGCCGACAGCCCCGTGAACGCTTCCGGCTCAGTGCCTTCGTCGCCATAGAACCACGTCGACATGAACTCCTCGGTGAGACCCGCGACAAACGCGGCGTTCTCGCTGAGAAGCCACCCGGCGCTGTTGCCGTTGGCTTCCACCAAGTCAACGTCGACCTCGGCGTAGGCGTGCATGATGCCGGTCGTGTCCCGGATCTGACGCGTCTCGCTCTTGGTCGGCTGGACGCCGCCGTAGAGCTTGCGCCAAGTCGGCGCGGGCAGGCCGGTGCGAATGGTGGTCTTGTGACCTTCGCCGTCGTTGCACTCAATCCATGGGATGACATCGGCGAGCTCGTTCTCCTTGCGGATCAGCTCGATGATGTCTGCGATCTTGCCATCGCGGTTGATGCGATTGACATAGTCCACCATCGTGGGGTGGCTGGTTGCTGAAACACTCATCTCTTACTCCTGAATCAGTCGTTCAAGTCGCTGCCGGGGAAGTGCGATCGAGCAGTGCTCTGTGGCGCTTCGTCCCGGCTCTGCCCAGCGACGAAACGTCCGTCGCTAATGGCTCCACGGACCCGCTTCGCAAACCCCAGAATGGCTGGGTGGTTCACGAGTCCCCATTCGGTCAACACCTGCAACGCGTGACCTTCGGGATCGAACGTGGCGAAAGCCTGCTTGGCTTCCGTGAGCGACTGCTGCAGCTTGGCCCCGCCGATCTCGGGGTGCTGCTTTGTCTCCGCTGCCCACTGCTCCATCATCTGTTGGTGGAGCTGCTGGTAGTGCTGCGTAAACGCAGGACCAACTTGGTCGAGAACTTTCTGGGCCTGCTCGTTAGAGAGGCCCTCTTGCGCCGCTGCTTCGCCTAGAGCTCGCACAGGTGACGATCCCACGTCGACGTTCGTCCCTTCCGGGGCGGTAAACGTCCACGCGCTAGCGTCCTGTTGCACAGGCTCGTTCGATCCCTCGGGTTGTGCCGAGGTGTCTTGACCCTCCTCCGTAGCCGTGCCCTCCGAGGTCACGGTGTCCAATAGGCTGGTCGGGCTTTCAGCGGCGCTGCTGCCACCGTTGTCGGGGGCGGCCTGCGCGGCTAGTTCAATCGTTTGCTCTTCGGTCATACTGCTCCTGCAGTGCTCGCAAAACTAGATCGGGAGACAGCTGCATGGCCTCGTGCCACATGTCCACGGCACGATCGCGAAGGACGCATCTCTCTGCGTCATTCACAACGTGCGGCGACAGGAGGGCGGGACCGACGTCGTGTTGCCACCATTGCCGGCGGCCCCACTCGGTCTGCAGCAGCGACCGCAAGTCCTGCTTCCGCACATCGCGAACACGCTTGCGCGCGTCGCGTTGCTTCGCCTCGAGGGCGTCAGCGTCTGCAGGATCGTGGTCAATCACCCGCGCAAACTAACCAAATGCGGTGCGCAGGTAAATGAGCGGAACGCGCTGTGGCTTCCCGTGTTATATCGCGCGGGGACAACGCGTGCAGAGCTAGTGGAGTCCTACCACTTGGTCCGGTTGGCCCAGTAGGCCGCCGACATCTTGCCCTTGGCGATGTTCTTGGCGTGCCGGTCCTTGAACGCCTTGTTGCGCTTGCTGCCGTCTGGGCTGCCCTTGACGCCCTGCTGGCCGAACCTGATCACCTTGACCTGTTCGCCCTGCTTGGCCACAACGACGTGGCTCTTGGTCTTGTGACCTGGCGTGCGCTTCGGCTTGTTCACCGCGCTCACGCCAGCTCGCTTCTTGGCAGACTCGACCTTCGAGCTCGCCGCGCTTTTCTTCTTAGCTGCCACGCCTACCTCTTCTTCGCAGTCTTCTTCGACTTCCGGAATGCCTTAGCGGTAGGCGCGCCCTTTGCGCCCGGCTTGCGCATCTTCTCGCCGCTGCCAGCCGCGATGCGCTTCCGCTTCGCGTTGATGTTGGCGTAGAGACCTTTCTTGGCTGCCATAGCTCCCCCGTGTCAGTTGTTAAGTAGGCAGAACACTGCCCACCAGAATGCGCCGCAGAACGCAAGCAGGCCCAGCCACACCGCGCTGTGCGCGTTGAGGTAGGGCACTTGACGCGCACGCTCGCGGCGGTTGCTCAACAGTCCGTCCATCAGACGGGCAGCGCCTTGGACATGACCCGGCCAACCGTGTCGGTGACCCAGTCGGTGATCGCCTGCACGGCGTTGGCGGCCTCGGCTTGGCTGATGTTGGCGAGCGTCGCCTTGACAATCGCAACCTCGGCGGCGGCAGCTCCAGGGTCAGTCAGCGCGAGCATGGCCACGCGGCCGGCGTCGGACGCCATGGCTGCCAGCATCTCCTGCTTGGCGGGGTCGGTGACGGATGCCTTCAGCTTGTCAGCGAGGGCTTCCACAGATTCGTTCAGGTCGCTCATTTCTTCTTGGTGTTGGCTTCGATGCGAAGCTGCCAGGTGTCGAGGAGACGCATGCGGGAAGCCTTGGACGGAGCGTCGAGCTTCTCGTCAGCCTCCACGTAGGCGCGGTAAGACGGCGCGATTGCGTCGTAGGTCAGTTGGTCGGCCTTCACGTAGGCATCAGCAACGCTGATCCCTTCGCAGCCGGTGAGCAGCGCCAGAGCTGCCAAAGCGCAGAGCTTCTTCACTTGGTGTCCTTAGGTTTCGGGGTGTCGGGTTTCTTGGTGGGTGGCTTCGGAGCGTCGTGCCCGTTGCCGTTTGGTTCTTCCGTCGGGCTGCCCTCGGAGATGATCGAGCGCAGGTTGGCCATCAGACCCGTCACCAGCAGCGTAAGCAACGCCGAAGCGACCGAGACCGATTCGTCGGGGATCGCGCCCGTGCCCAGCATGACGATAAACCCGCCGATGAGGATGCACAGAATGAACGGCGTCGTCTTGGCGAGGTTGAGTCGCGCGGCCTCCGTGGCAGAGGTGTTGAGCTTAATGCGCGCGAGCTCGAGCTGAATCTCTTCGCGCCGCATCTCGCGTTCGGCCTGCTTCTCGGCTTTCTCGCGAGCGACGATGGCGTTGTAGCGCGCCTGCGCTTCCTTGGTCTCCTCGCGCTTCATGCGCAACGCAGCCTTCTCGTCTTTCACGATGATCGTCTGCGGGTTGGAGGTGTCGGTGTCGAGGTCGTCATTTTTGGCCATGGTTAGCTCATAGGTATCTAGTCAGTAATGCTGCCGTCACCGGGATGGCTCCGCCGATCAGCCCTGCTAGGCCGCAGCGAACCTCGAGGGACGCGATCTTCTTTTCAATGTCGAACAGGCGCGAGTAGAGCTCGCGCATCTCGCCCTTGAAG